GTGTAACCGTAACCTTGTGTTGCTTTGTGAATAACAGGTACTTCTTGTTGGAACGCTGCTAAACTTTTAAATAAATGTTTCATAGTTAAATAATTTAAGTTAATAATATATGCGTTACTCAAGACGCACCCCTTGTTTAATTAATTTATTAAATTTTCTGCAATTTCAACCGCTTTTATTTTTGATAAAATACTTTTAGATTGTTTAAAATTTGAATTTATAAAATAAGAATTAAAACTTAAATCAAATGTATATAATGTAATATAATAGTTATATCCATCAGATAATTTAGTTCTTGTTATTTCTGCTTTTTTAGTTCTTTCAGCGTTTTGAATTGTAATTGTTTTCATAGTTTTTGTTTTTTAATTATATGCAAATATACAAACATTTATTCAATAAACAACTATTTTAATTTTTTTTTATAAATTTCTATTAAATTTTTTAGTTCTTCTTTAGTCCACTTTTTTGTTTCGTGTGCTATTGCCTGAAGCTCCATTAATCTTTGCGCTCCTATTCGTTTTTCTATACCTATTTGATAGTTAAGTAGGTTACCGCTTAAGTAAGTGTTACAAGCTTCGCATTGCAAGTGTACGTTGTCTTCGTTAAACCTTACGTTACTGTGTCCGCCTTGCGAATAGTAGTGTCCTGCATTTTCTTTTTTACAAGGTTTGTTGCACGAAATACAATTAAGTCCAGCGTCACGAACACGAATAAATTTATTGAACACCTGTTGCGCTATTTTTAAATAGTCGTTTGCAGTTTTTAAGTCTTCAACTAACTTCTTTTTTTTCTTGTTCCATTCCTTTAACTTTTGCGCTTCAACCATTGCTTTTATACATTCGTTTTTTAAACAAAACTTTTGTAGTGTGTTGAACGGTGTAAATTGTTCTTTGCAGTTAAAACATTTTTTAGTTCGTGTTTTCAAAGTTCTGCGTTGTTAAATTCTATAATTTTTTTTAAGTCTTTTACATCCTGTTTTAATTCTAAATTTATGTGTTGTAAATCAAAGTTAATTTGTCTTGTTACTCTAAATTCTTTTTCTAAAGTGTCGTAAACAACCATTGCTTTTTTTATTTCGTGTAAACTTTGTTCCATTGAACTTATTAAATCAGTTCGGTTTGGATGTTTGGTTTTTATGTCTTCAATGCTTACTTGTAATTTTAAACAAGTGTAGTTTAAGTTAATTCTACTAATCAATAATTCAAGTTCCATTTTAAAAAATATTTAAGTTAGTTTTTGATGTTGGTCTAAATTCCGAAATTACGTCTTTTCCGTAAACTTTAAAACCTAATCCGTAATTGTATTCGCAATAAACAGGGTCGTTAAGTCCAGTGTGTTTACCGCCTGTGTCTACGTCTTTTATTTTTTCAGTTGAAACCCAAGTTACAAATTTCATTACATCGTGTTTTATTAGTCTGTGAACTACTATCATATCGTCGCAGCGATTTGTAAATGCTTTGCCACCTTCTACGTGGTCTTTTAACGGTGCTTTTAAATGTCCTTTAAAATCTCCTTCAGTATAAATATTAGAACTCCTTCCGCTTTCAGTATTCGGGTGCGTGTTTATGTAAATTGTCATTCCTGTTTTGTTTACAAATTGTCGTGCTGCATTCATAAATTGGTAGTTACCTTCGTAAGTCATATTGCGGTCAAGTCCTGTAAAAGGGTCAATAAGTGCAACATCGCATTCGCTTTGTTCAAATATTTTAAATAGTTCTTCGTGTTTGTATAGACGGTCGTTTTTTACAAATGTAAAGTATTGCTCCAAGTATGCTGAATAGTTTCTTATTTCATCGTGGGTTAATTGTTTGAAATTTATTCCTGCATACATTTGTATTAAGTCTCGCAAAATTTGTCCGTGTTGATTTTCACCGCTCCAAATGATAAACTTTAATTTATGTTTAAGTGCAAGTGCTAAAAAATACCAATTTATAAAGTAAGTTTTACCAACGTTGTCGTGTCCTAAAATTATGTTTACTTGCTTACGTTTGAATTTTAAATAGTCATCAAGTCCATTTCCAAGTTCTAAACCGTGTTTTATTTTACCGTCCCTGTAGTTCAATAAATAATCAAGTGCTGAACCGTTAGTTAATATATCCATATTTTCTTGCTTTTATTTCTTCAGGTGAAATACCTTCAGTTGTTGGTTCGTTTTTCTGTAGCCATTTTACAGCCGTTAAATATAAACTTTTATATTTAGTATTTTGCTTGTAATTTTCAATGTCGTTTAATACGTTGTTTATTTGTGTAATTGTATGTTTATCTAATAACTTTTTTACTTCGTCTTCAGAAATAGACAAATGAGCGAAGCTCCTATATATATCTTTTACATTTACATTAACACTATCATTAACACTTACAGCTATGTTTGCTATCGGTTTTATGCGTTTGCTATCGTTTGCTATATTTTGCCATCTTTTTGTTGCTCCTGCTATTCCTGCTTCACTACGTTTTTGTTTCTTATCGTCCCATTTTAACAAGTCACGTTTTAAACTTTGTTTAATTGGTTCAAATGCAATTTCAGTTATTAAGTCTTCGCATTCTGGGTTTAAATCATTTACATATTTTAAAATATGTTTAAACAAAACACCTGCTTGTTCATCGGTTAACTTTTCTATTGTATGTATTATGTCACTATACAATATAAACCCTTTTTTTTCTTCAGCCATATTAATTTTTTTAAATAAAAAAACCCCTATTCAATCCGTTGCGTCTAACTTCAACTTCATAAACAAGGGTAATAATTCCTTTTGTACTTATAATGTTAGACGAGTACAATTGCAAATATAATAATTAATTCTAAATAATAATTTTTTTAATGCAATATTTTTCAGCGTTTATTTTGTTAATTAAAATTCCCTTACTTGTTGCAGTTTCAACTTCTTTATATTTTTTACTTTCGTACATTAATTTTAAGTGATTTTTAGAAAAAATAAAAATTTCGTTGTAATTTCCAATTAAATAAAGCCAAGTATTATCATTTCTAAAAATACCTGAATTAACAAAATTTAAGTTTACTGCGTTGCTTTTCTCTGCAATTTCAATATAAATATTTCCTGTATCTTTATATTTGTCGTCAAACTTAATTTCAAAACCTTGTTTGTTTTCGCCTTTTGTATATTGATATTTTGTTGAACCATAAGAACTTAAAGCTATTCCAAGTTCATTAATTAATACATCAGTTACAAAATCTTGATATTCAAGTCCTTTTTGTAACATTTCTTTATAATTTTCAGTCATAATAAATTATATTTCATTTCCCCAACCATACCACTTGTCTTTTTTTATGTTTCTACAAAACATTTCTAATTTGTTTCCATAAGTATAAATGTCGTCAATAATATTTAAAAATTCAATAGGTTTTTCGCTGTGGTTATTGTTTCTTTCAATTATTTGTACGCTGTCATAAAGTTTTTTATTATCTGGAACACAACTGCCTTTTGTAGCTATTAATAAAAATTCATGTCTTACTGAATTATAATGTCCCATATTGTGTTTTACTTTATCCCAAACAAAAGAAGTTTTGTATTTAAAACCCCAACTTTTAATAACAGTAAAAGCATCTTCTAATAACGGTGAAGTCACCCATAAAAATAAAACACTATCTTTTTCACTAATTTCTTTAACAGGCAAACTACAAATTTCACTTACACTCATTGTGTCGTAATGTTTAGCAGCACCACCAAGTTGTGCGGTATCTTGTTTATCGTTATAACTCCAAGCTGGGTCTGCGTATATTATTCTAAATTTATTTTCAGTATTAAATATATCTACCTTAAATTCATTTTTAGTAACTGTCTCAACTCGAACTTCGTATTCTTGTTTTTTAACTTTTTGTTCTTCTTTTTTTTCTTCTTTTTTTATGTCTTGGTATGCTTGGTTAATACTTACTTCTCCTGTGCTTAATTTTGCTTTTACTTCTGAAGTTGCTTTAGCTTGTATAACTTTTACTTTGCCTAAAGTTCTTTCTTTTACATCCGCAATTTTAGCAATTTCTTTTCGTGTGTCTATTGGTTTACTTTTTGGCAATGTTGCCAAAAGGTCTGTGCGTTTGCCTTGTTGTTCTTTTGCTTTTTCTTTAAATACACTTTCAAGTTCTAAAGCTAAAACACTTCTTTGGTAGTTACTTAAATTTCTTCTACCAAATTGGTTGTTTATCATCCATTCTTTAACTTCGTTTTCGTCTTTAAAACGTTTACTTTCAGTTTCGTATTCTAAATTCCAACGTGTAGCAATTTCAAAACGGTTGTGTCCATCAATTATAAAACCGTTCCAAGTTATTATTTTTTCACGTATTCCTTCGTCTAAACAATTTTGTTCAAGTTGTTTAAATTCTTCAACAGTTAGTGCTGGTATTAATTTTTTAAATTCGTCTTTTATTAGTATCATTTTTTTTTCTTTAAAGTTAATAAAATTTATTCTTTATTCTTAACTGAATTTTACGCAAGTCTTTTAAGTTCTTTGCTTCTTTTATTTCTTTACGCAAGTCAAGTTCCGGACGTTCTAAACTTAAAAGCAATTTATAATACTCGATATCGTGTAAAAATAACTTGTCGTTTGTGTCGCTTAAGTCTTGGTAAGTTCTTAAACCGTGTAATATTGTTGCGTGGTTCATATTAAACAAGCTTCCAATTCCTTTAAGTGTGTGTCCGTCTTCGCGTAGCTTCCTAAATAAATAAATTCTCCTGTGTACTATTTCACGTTTTCGGTTTTTCTTTGCAAGTCCGTCTTGTTCTATTATTTCTTTTATTAGTTCTATCATTGTTTTGTTTTTTTAAATAAAAAATGGTCTAATTGTCATTACACCAACTGCAAAACCTAAGCTAAATGCCAGTGCAATCAATGCTCTTTGTTTAAAGGTCTTTACTTCAATTGTATAATGGTTCATTGGTAGGCAAAGGAATGGGTTAATAGCAACCATCATAACCATACCCATCCATTGCTCATCCATTAGAAATCTA